TTATTTTTAGGTGTAGCTTGGTTTTCGCTACATTGGCATTATTTATAAAAAGCTAAATGCCTCCTATTGTTTTAACAGTTGCCTTCCCTGCAAAATCTTCCTTAATATCGTCATATATGGTTGATAACACCTCAAACCTTCGTCTTGGATTTCCAGTATTTCCTCCTTCCAATATAGGAGCATAAGGCACTGTTGCTGCCAGCACCAAATCCCATCCTATATAAGTGGCAGGAGTATAGTTTGCCAAGAACTCGTCAGCAAGCTTTCTTCCATCTATCAGCTTGCCATGATACTTTGAGTTTTTAGTTGCCATCTGATACGGATACAAGTAGCCGCTCCCCTTCAAATTGCCTTGATAGAACACAGCCCAAATATAACTATCAGCCAAGTTGTAAGTCTGGTCGGTAAATCCGCTTTCAGAATATGCTTTCTTCAACAATTCGGGTGCATAGGCTATTAGTCGCTGGGTTTGCTCGCCAGCAAGTCTGTCAAACAGTTCTTGCCGAACCCTTTTCAAACCACTCAAATCAACTTTTACTTTTATCGCCATCCACCTTTTCTATTTGCATATATAGTTATAGCACCTAACATCGAAGGTATGCTGTTATCAACTTGCATCTTAATTTGCTCTCCCATAACATCACATTCTATCCAGTCTTCATTACGTACTGGATTAATATACTTCCCGTCCTCTCCTTTTATCAAAGGAATAGAAACAACGTAGTCGCTTGTTTGAGCGGTCGAACCGGATTCAGCAACAGAAAGATTCACGTCCATTACTCCTTCGTAGACGGTATCTTCTTCATCGTCGCCCATAGAACTTTCGATGATTCTGTATATACGTCCCGAAAAAGGAAATTCTTCTATGTCACTGAATGAAATCATATCACATCTATAATTTTCAAGAGTTTAATCTTTGGACGAGCAGAGATAAGAACCTCGTAATTAGGGTCATTGTATCTCTTATATATGCCCAAAGCATAACTTATTTTATTACTCTGATAGATGTCCGTCTCTGACCCAACTGTACGCTGGAAGTTATTATGAGAGGCAGATTGAGATGCTGTACTTGAAGGGCTTAACAACACTGCGGTAAATATTATATCGGCAGTCATTAAATCCTTTTGTTCTTGGGTCAACGTCATAGCATCCTCGTTTACATCTGTGATGCCGCGGTCAAGAGCAATTCTCATAAATGTATTCTCCTCAAACGAATACCGACAAGATGAAGAAAGCCATTCAAGTATAGTCATATATAACCCTCCAAGTTTAAGAATCAGCAGTCAAAGTATCAACAACAATGTGTTCCATAAACTCGGTCAACACTGGCATATAACGACCGATAGCATCAGTATGATATGCCTTGTAGATACCGTTAGGAACTACCTTGTTAATAATATAAACCAAGTCATTCTGTGCAGAAGCGATTGAATAGTCAATCGTCTTGTTTGCTTCACGCTGCAACAAGATAACATCGGCAACATCAGAGTGAACAACACGACCAGCAAAGCCAATAGGACGCAGAACTACTACGCCAGCCTTCCATCCTTGTACAGTCTTAATCGTTTTGATGTCTTGTACCACTTGTTCCTCTTTCACAATGCGGATAGGAGAAATCTTAGATACAGAAGAACGAGAATACTGAATAAGCTGCTCCCAAGAAATGATGTTAGTATCAATGCCGGAAGCACCATTAGTAACAACAATAACTTTATCGGGCGCATACAAGCGAATCCAACGGTTAACTTCTTCCTTGAAGTATTTGTTGTTCAACAAGTGAGTGATAACCATGTCATACGGCAAATCCCATTCCATTGTACCAGTAAATCCAGTACGGTCACGGAAATCTTTCTCAATCTTTGCCATTTGTTCCGGAATGTTAGCTTCTGCGTTCGTCCATACTTCCTTACCAGCCTTAACAAAGTTTTCAGTAGGCACATACTTCGGGAACTCATGTACGACACCGGACATACCACGAGAATCAGCATTGCTGTACTGACCTCCCTTAGACAAAGCTTGTGCGGCAATGTTAGAAAGACGGTAGTTGTGTGTCTTAATCAAGTCAGCAACACCACGTACATAACCTTCCAACAAAGTAGCATTAGCTTCACCAAGTTCATTCAAGCGTGCTTTCAATTCCTCTTTTGAAAGAGAAGTTTCAAACAAGCCTTTACCGAACTGAGGGATAGTACCAGTTCTCTGTTCCCAGCCTTCGTTATCCATCTGAGCAACTTCACTCAACGGTGTCATTGCATCAGCCATCGGAACGGGGCGGCGAGTAACATTATAGATAGTATAAGCAGGGTCAAGCTTCGGGCGGCTCATGTCAATAGGGTACTTGCCACCATCAACAGTAAAGTGTTCCTGCCAGAAGAACTGGTTTGCATCCATGACGATTTTCTCGTCAATGAGCGTCTGAATAAATGCGCTCGTACCGTCAGAGTTTACCAAGCCTCTTTGATAGAGTTGGCTTACTAACTCGTCGGGATTAAATTGATATTTATATGCGTTTGCCATAATTCTACTCCTTTCCTTTAGATTTCAAATACACCTTCGATGTAGTTGCGGTTCTTAGCCAATACATACTTCGGAAGCGGTTGCATACGTTCAACAAATGCACGCTTGCCATAAACAGTGTTGATGTTGTGCTGAACATCTGTAACTCCCCAGCGACCATCAGTCGGAGCGAACTGTGTATCTACTTCGATGAAGGTATTCGGGTTTTTAACCAACACAGTAGCGTCGGCAGCAGCAGCAGTTGCAACGTCACCATTGCTATCAGCAGCTTCAACCAAAATATCATCAGTAGTCAGAGCACCGATTGCAGTGTCAACAGTAAGAATAAACTGCTTGTTCTCTTCATCGAACTCAACAGATGTAACCTTACCAGACTGTCCCGCAGTTTCAACTGTATCGGGAGCTTTCATAAGTACATTGCCTACTTCGGGAATGTGAGAATAGCCAGAACCATCTACATACAGAGTAGTGTCTGTGCCAGCAGTAGTAGCCTTTGCCACCTTAAACGTTTTCAGAAGGAAACCCGGTTTCCACAATCTGTATTCGTACAAGTCAGCCGCAAAAGCATAGCCAAAACCCTTATACGGGTTTGCAATGGTAGAGCCATAGAGAACATTGGAACGTTCCTCGTGATTGGCGTCCTTCCACCATACGAACTTGCCACCTCTAAATTGTTTAGCGGAAGCAAAAAAGGTTTCTAAATTAAATTGTGCCATTTTTTTAATATTTAAAGTTTGACGGGTTTTATGGCAGCAAGGTAGTCTTCCATTGTTGTTTTCTTTCCGTCCGGAGATAATGGTGTAATATCACCAATAGAGCTTCTGAATATATCTTGATAATCTTTCAGCAGTCTTTCTGCCTCGGCATTAACATCAGCATCAATTGCGATATTCTGCTTACCAAGATAGTTACGAAAAGATTCATGTAAATCTTCCCTCACCTTAGACTTGGCTGTATCGTATATCTGATTGCGAACAGACTTCGTTTTCTCTTGCAATTCAAACTTTTCCAGCCTATCAAGTTTCTCTTTGTACTCGGCAGGCAACTCAAATTTCGGAGGCTCTTGATTGCCTTCTCCACCATCATTACCTTTTTCAGCCTTTTTCTTCCATTCTTCAATCTGAGATTTATACTCAGCTTCCTTAGCTTCAAATCCCTTAGTCGCTTCTGAGAATGCGTTCTTTCTTGCATGTCCGCTACTTTCAACTGAAATATTCAATGCGGCTACTAAGCCAGCATCTTCAATCGGAGCATCCTTGTAAGCTTCTGCAAATTTCTCAGAGAACTTATCTCTGAATGTTTCACTCAAATCAAAATTACGTTCTTCGCAAATCTGATTAACTTTAGATAAAACTTCTTCTTTTTGTGCCATTGTTCGTCAATGATTTTATTAGGCGTTTATATCCAAGCTTACACTTGAATAATTTGACGTTTCATCGAGCCGCTACTTCTTAGGGAGCTTGCGC